AAAATTTGCGAAAAATCACAGAAGGATTTGGTATGGCTGGCAGGTCATTGCAGAAGAAGCGTTTAGCTGAAATTAGGCAAATGGGTGGCGCTGATTTTTTGCGGGAGTGGTTGCTTGAGGGAAAATCTATTAGTGCCTTAGCGCAGAAAATGGAAATACACAGCGGAACCCTGCGCAACCTTATTTTGTCTGACGAAGAGCTTTCTGCTGCTGTGGATAGCGCTCGTAGGGACGCTGCAGATGCGCATTTTGAGCAGGCTTTTGAGTTGATTTCAGAGGTGTCTGAGCGCAGACAAAGAGAGATTTTTGAGGCGCTGGATGAAAACCATACGCGGGATGTTAGTGAGGCTAACGTAAATCAAGTTGATCTTGGGTTACTCAAGCAGAAAGTTGGGCAGCACAACCTTGCTGCGTCTAATTGGAACCCTGAGCGCTACGGTGGGCGCAACCAGCAGCAAATCAATATTAATATCGGTGATTTTCATTTAGACGCGCTGCGTAAGGTTAAGGTGATTGACCATGAGTAATGTCGCAGAAAATACCATGGTTGACTTTGTGCAGCGCTATAGCAAGAAGCCTGCTTTATTTGTGCAAGAAGTGCTTGGCGTGGAGCCATTGCCGTATCAGGCAGAATTTCTGGAAGCGATTGCGTCTGGCGAACGAAAGATTAGCATTCGGTCTGGTCATGGTACTGGTAAGTCTACAGCAGCATCGTGGGCAATGCTATGGTATTTTTTGATGCATTACCCAAATAAAGTTGTTGTAACTGCGCCAACTTCTAGTCAGCTTTTTGATGCGCTGTTTGCGGAGTTGAAACGTTGGATAAATGAGTTGCCTGAAGGGTTGCAGAGCATACTTAACGTAAAGTCGGATCGCGTTGAGCACACTTCTGCGCCTGCTGAGATGTTTATATCGGCACGTACCAGTAGAGCAGAAACGCCTGAAGCCTTGGCTGGTGTTCACTCTGAGCATGTTATGTTGGTGGTGGATGAGGCTTCTGGTGTACCTGAGCAGGTATTTGAGGCTGCGGCTGGCTCTATGTCGGGTCATAACGCGACGACGATTATGCTGAGCAACCCCACGCGGAGTAGTGGTACGTTTTTCGAAAGTCAGACGCGCATGGCAGATAGCTGGTGGACGCGCCGTTGGTCATGCGTGGATAGTCCTCTGGTGAGCGATGAGTTTGTTGATGAAATGCGCTTGCGGTATGGCGAGGAGAGTAATGCGTTTCGCATTCGTGTGCTGGGTGAGTTTCCGCTTGCTGACGATGACACGATTATCCCGTTTCATCTTGTGGAGAATGCCACGCACCGCGATGTGCAGATTGATGAGGATACCAAGTCGGTCTGGGGGTTGGACGTAGCGCGCTTTGGGCAGGATAAGACTGCGCTGTGTAAGCGTCAGGGTCCAATTGTAACTGAGCTTAGAGCTTGGTCTGGGCTGGACTTGATGCAGACTGTGGGTCGTGTTGTTGCTGAGTATGAGGCGTTACCGCCTAGCAGACAGCCTAAAGAAATACTTGTTGATAGCATTGGCGTAGGCTCAGGTGTGGTGGACCGCCTGCGTGAGATTGGCTTGCCTGTGCGCGGCGTGAATGTTGCTGAAGCGCCAAGCATGGGCGATACTTACTTAAACCTTAGAAGCGAGCTTTGGTTTAAGACTAAAGGTTGGCTTGAGGATCGTTCTTGCAAGCTGCCGAAGAATGACCAGCTTGTCGCAGAGCTAACCAGCATTCGCTATAGCTTTACCAGTTCAGGCAAGATGAAAGCTGAGAGTAAGGATGAGATGCGCAAGCGTGGCTTAGCCTCACCTGACTTAGCTGATGCGCTGTGCTTGACGATGGCTTCCGATGCTGCGACTGCGTTATCTGGGTCATTCTCTAGCTGGCGTGGCGAAATTAGAAGGAATTTGCGTGGAATAGCGTAATGTGATACGTTTGCAGCAAAAGGAGTTAGCTATGGCGTATGGAAAGAAAATGGGAAGCAAAGCTGGTTTTAAACCGTGCAAAGGTTGCCCAACGCCTGCAGCGTGTAAGCGTAAGGGTAAATGCATGGCTAAGGCTAAGAAGTAATGGCGAAGGGTCTTTATGCAAACATTCATGCAAAGCGTAAAAGAATTGCAGCAGGCTCTGGCGAAAAGATGCGCAAAGCTGGTGCAAAAGGTGCGCCAACAGCTAAAGCGTTTAAGAAAGCAGCTAAGACAGCTAAGAAGAAAGTGAAGAAGTGATGTAATGTTTACCGCGTTTGTTCTCTTATGCGCACAGAATTACTGCTTTGCAGTCGGTGGTCCTGCGTATGTCGATGAGAATGAATGCATTGCTGATTTTATGCAGAACGGAGTTCCATCTTTGCAGGTGAAATATCCAACGTATACAATCAAGCAGGTTAAGTGTTATGAATGGGAAAAGCAGGTGAAGTCCTAATGCCGTGCAAGAAGTTGAGCAAAAGCAAAAAAGGTAAAAAGAAATGAACCCTCTAGGATTACTCGCAGGACTAGGTGCCTTAAACGCGCTAAGCGGCGGTGAGCTAGGCGCAAAGTTTGGCGGTAAGGCCGCGACAGGCAAGCGCTTCACTGGATTACTTGATATGTTAGACGGTGGTGGCGCTGGCGCATCTGGGGATAAGTTTGAGGGCGGTGGCTTGCTGTCTGCTTTAGGTAATCTCTTTGCTAAACCGCTTGAGGCGCAGGATAAGGTAGAAGAGATTGCAGCCCGTACTGCGCTTAGACCAAAGCTGCGTCCGAATATGACAATGGGTACGCCTATTACTGAATATAGTGACAGCTTACTTGCTCCCAAAGTTAATCAAGACGTGTATGGCATAGGTCAGGGTGGCGAGTTCGCAGGTACAATGACTACTCCAGATACATACAACATTGGCTCTGCTGGTGAGTTTGGTGGGCTTATGTCTCCAGCAAACATGCCTCGCCCAAGCGCAACTACTGCAGTACTAAGTCCAACAGGCGACATGGCGTCGGGTGTTGCTCCAGTATCACCCATGTCAAATCAGCTAAGCGAAATAGCACCAGCAAGGCCGACAATGCCCTCTCCGTCAGGCATGTCGCCTGCTGCACCAGCCATGCCGCAAGGCGTAATGTCATTCCGTGATTTTGTTGATGCAGAGCGTGCAGCTATGTCTGGCGCTGATCTTTATGTTGACCCAGCAAACTATCGTCGCGGTTATGCGCGGTACTTGAGTTCTATGGGTATCAACCCAGCAACGATGGGAATGTAATGCCTAAAGACCCCCGCCTCGCCCGCGCTGGAGTATCGGGTTATAATAAGCCCAAGCGCACTCCAAGCCATAAAACTAAGTCACACGTAGTTGTGGCTAAAGAGGGCGATAAGGTTAAAACAATTCGCTTTGGTCAGCAGGGCAAGACGGGCGACAAGACTATGACAAAGCGTGCTAAGTCGTTTAAGGCAAGGCACGCTAAAAACATTGCCAAGGGCAAGATGAGCGCCGCATATTGGGCAGATAAGGTTAAGTGGTAATGGCTATTACAACCTACGCAGAACTAAAGACCGCAATCGCCAACTGGCTGAACCGCGATGATCTTACGAGTGTTATTCCTGATTTTATCAGTCTTGCAGAGGCTGACATGGATCGCAAAGTGCGCCACTGGCGTATGGAAGAGCGCAGCACAGCAGCAATCGACGCAAGATATACTCAGTTGCCCAGTGGCTTTATGGAAGCTGTACGCTTTCACCTAGATGTAGATGAGCGCCCCATTGAGCTAGTCACGCCATTAGCGCTGCAGTCTTATCGTAGAGGCGGCGCAGATACGACAGGTAGACCAAAGTATTACTCTGTGATTGCAGGTCAGCTTGAAGTTTGGCCTACGCCAGACAGCGCTTACACAGGTGAGCTTTATTACTACGCACGCACCACACCGCTAGACGACAGCAACACCTCAAACTGGATTTTGCAATACTTCCCTGATGCGTATTTGTATGGGGCATTGATGCATTCAGCGCCTTACCTTGTTGACGATCAGCGCACAACAGTTTGGGCATCGTTGTACCAAAGTGCGATTGATGGTATCAATAGTAACAACGAAAAGGCCAAGTTTGGCGGCTCAGGCTTGCGCATGCAGGTCAACACATTCTAGGAGAAAGACATGGCAACCATTTCAGATTATGTGCTAGACGCCGCACTGTCCAAGCTGGACTTAGAGGCAGATCGCATAGACATTTGCTCACAGGAGCCTACGACTTACGCAGAGGCGACAAGCACCTACACGCTAGGCAACAGCACCTCAGTGTCGTTTGGTGCGCCAGAGGATGGTGATGTGTCAGGTCGCAAGACAGCCTGCGCTGCGATCTCAGATGGCTCAGTAACAGGCTCAGGTACTGCAACGCATTACGCAATCACAGACGTATCTGAGAGCCGCCTGCTCTGCACAGGTGCGCTGACAACATCTCAGGCAGTTGTATCTGGCAATACATTCACAGTTGCTACGTTTGACGTAGAAATCCCTGATCCAGCATAAGGTGCAGCATGGTCGTACTAGCCAATCGCGTTAAAGTCTCAACGGCGACAACAGGCACAGGCACTGTAACGCTTGGCGCTGCGGCTTCTGGCTATCAGACGTTTGCGGATGGCGGTGTAGCTGATGGCGATACCGTGCGCTACACAATTGAGGATGGCAGTGATTGGGAGATCGGCTATGGTCTTTACAACTCTGCTGGCCCAACTTTAACACGCACTCTGATGGAAAGCTCTACAGGGTCGCTGTTGAACTTATCTGGCAGCGCAGAGTTGTTTATCACTGCGGGCGTTGAAGAAGTGTACGGCTACGTCACAAGCACACTGAATGCAGATCGCACGTTGGATAGCGGAGTTGAGTTTGACACTGGTAGTGGCTTTACCATTGCCGATGGCGTCACCTTGACCATCCCAGTAGACGCGCAGCTTGTGATTAACGGATACACTGAGAAAAGGCCATTTTAGGAGATAGGAAATGCCCCTTAAAATTAACTCAACAAATGGCTCAGTAACGCTTACGCCAGAAGATGGTGTAGGCAATGTTGATATTACGGTTCCGCGCTCTCCGATTGTAGGGCAAGATCACACGGGCGAGTTTATCGCTGACAGCTACAACGAGCGCTATGAGGCTGTTACATCTACATCAAACGCGACAACTGTTGACTGCGAAAACGCAAACTCGTTTAGCCACACGCTGACTGAAAATACGACTTTTACGTTTAGCAACCCGCCAGCATCTGGCACTGCATATACGTTTAGCATTGAGATTATTCAGGATGCGTCTGCGTCAGGCTATACGGTTACTTGGCCGTCTGCCGTTGATTGGCCCAGCGCGACTGCACCTACGCTAACTGCAACAGCATCTGCAAAGGATGTCTTTGTGTTTATGACGCGCGATGGCGGCACAACTTGGTATGGCTTCACGGCTGGTCAGGCATTGGGGTAGGTTATGGCGACTAAGAAAAAGCTATTACAGGTCAGCGGGGGTGGTGATAATTACTGGCTTGCTACGTTAGGGTTAAGTGGCTTTAATACACTTGGTTGGGCAGTGGCTGTTGACTCGTCTGATAATATAATTTCAGGTGGCTATACTAGAGGCGAGGGCGCAGGAAGTGACGATTTTCTTGTGGTAAAGTATAGTAAATCTGGGGAAATATTGTGGCAAAAGACTTTAGGAGACACCGCTATTGATAGGCTGTACGGTGTAGCCGTTGACTCTTCAGATAACATTTATGTGTGCGGTAGGGGTAATTATTCATCCAGAGCAAGCTTTGAGGACATGGTAACTGCTAAATTTAACCCAGATGGAACATTGTCTTGGGTGCGTGGTCTTGGCTCGGATTACGGAGAAACAAATAATAGCGTTTCTATAGATTCGTCAGGGAATGTAATAACTGTGGGTTATGGTAATCCAAGAAGATCAGGCTCAGACGAATACGCACTAACCACTAAGCGTAACTCATCTGGCTCTCTTAGCAGCATTCAACGCTTCGGAGATACTGGTGATCGTATTTATGGGTATGGATTAGACATAGACTCATCAGACAATATTTATGTAGCAGGGACTGCTAACTATAGTTACTCAAACAACACCAATGCAGCTCTAATTATAAAATACAACTCTAATTTGGTGATGCAATGGTGGAGAGCTTTAGGAGATTCTTCTGGCTCTGACCATTTCTATGATGTTAAAGTAGACTCTTCTGGTAATCCAATAGCTTGTGGTTATACAAGCTCACAGGGGCAAGGGGGATATGACGTTCTAGTGGCAAAATACAATTCCACAGGAAACCTACAGTGGCAAAAGACATACGGGACAAGCAGTGATGAATATGGTAGGAGTATAGTTTTTGATTCATCTGATAATATTTACGTTTCAGGAGCTAGTCAACAAACTGGTTTACCATCATTTATTATGAAGCTAAACTCCTCTGGAGTTTTGCAGTGGGCAAAGTCTTTTAGAACGTCAAACAACAATGACCAACTATGGGGAATAGCCTTAGATTCTGATGAAAATATTGTTGTTGTTGGGCGAACTTATACTAATGCAGTTTCACTCGCTACTTACAGGCTTCCCCCAGATGGCGGTGATAATGGGACTTATGGTAATCTCATTATAGATGACATAATTTTTACTGAGGCAACTGCGACTCTTTCTTCTCTTCCCACACTTACGCTATCTAGTACAAGCGCCCTTTCTGAGGTTACTGATATAACAACGTCATTAACCCTTGCTGATGCAACAGACTTAGTAGAAGACCTTACGTCTATATAAATTAGAGGACACATAAAATGTCATATGTGAAAGTTACAAACGGAGCGTTAGAAGCGTACCCATATACAACTATCAAGTTGCGCCGTGACAACCCAAATACATCGTTTCCAAAATCCATGTCGGATGAATTACTCCAGCAGTGGGGTGTTTACGCTGTTTCTGTGTCGGACGCTCCAGACATTGATGCGCGCACCCAGACCGTCTCTCAAAATGCTGAACCTTCATTAGTTGATGATGTTTGGACTTTAGGCTGGACAATTTCCAGTAAAACCGCAGAAGAAATCCAAGAGTATGATACAGCTATGGCGGCAAAGGCTAGATCAAAGCGCAACGAGCTTTTATCACAAACTGACTACTTTGCGCTGACTGACGTTACTATGGACGCCGCTATGACTAGCTACCGTCAGGCGTTGCGTGATATAACTACACATGCAAACTGGCCTTACTTGAATGACGAAGATTGGCCTACAAAGCCAGAATAGGGGCGCGACATGCCACTGAAGTTTAACACAGCAAATGGCGCAATCATTGTATCTGCGGAAGATGGTAGCGGTGACGCAGCGGTTACGTTTCCGCGTAGTGGATATGTAGAGCCAACGCACACTGGCAATGTAAGTATAACTGGTGATTTAACGACGACAGGTGCGGTGGATATTACTGGTGATGTTGTTGTTGCTGGTGAGTTTGTAGCCGATGTTACAACTGAAAAAAAAGTTGGCTTGCCATTTTTAACGGGAACTGTTGATATTGATTTAGAAAATGGAAATCAATTTGCTGGCACATTATATGGCAACACAACATTTACGTTTAGCAACCCACCACCAGGCTCATCATTAATTCAAAGTTTTACTTTGCAGTTGAATGGCTATGCTTCATCTTACACCGTCACATGGCCAAGTACTGTGAGGTGGTCTGGTGGCACTGCTCCCGACGCACCCGCGGCTGGCGAAAAAGACATGCTTGTTTTTCTTTATTCTGGTTATTCATGGTACGGCTTCCAAGCTGGGGATGCAATGTCATGAGCATGACAGCTCGCAGAATGCAGATGGCTGCATCTGCTGGGGGTGCTGCGGCGGGCGAGGACTTGTATAATGCATTCTACTCTGTGGCAGAATTTCAAAATAATGACGGTGCAGGCGACACGAGTTCAAATTACAGCGTTAGCGAAGTTCAGCAGAATTATAGCGGAACGGGAAGGTTGTACTTAATTCACAAGGCCACTGGCGCTACATCATTTTATAATGATGTTCCAATCGCGTGTATCCAAGTCTTAGACGCAAGCGGAACATCAATAAATCAGCAGTGGTGGTTCGGCGCATCCAATAATGGCCAAGGGTGGACTACAAACACTGCTGAATATAACTTTGGGGCAATTGGCTCTGGGGTAAATATAACACCTTCTCAAGCTGAATTTTTTTATACTTACACAACAAATGTAGTAAATGGCGCTACGGCTGATCGTTTTACTCTTGCAACCTCTACTGGTTCAAGTGCTACGGGCGCAGTTGATGGAATTGCGCAACCTAGTTCCCCGATGACCCTTGGTGAGAAAACAATGCCTCAATCTTCAAGTACATATTATATGTATAGAGAAACGAGTGGCGGGCAAGTTCCCTTTTGTTGCCTTTGCAGAAGCCCCTCGCGCACTTGGACAGGCGGCGAAATAATTAGAATAGCGTATATCATCGGCAACATTGCTACAGCGAACTACTACACGCCTGACGACACATTGTTTCTGGGAATACAGTAATGCTAGGCTTTAACGCACTCTCAAAAACACCTCTGGCAGATGATGGCCCGCTAACAACGTCACAGCCAACGCCGCTTGATATTCGCACTGGTGCGCCTGTTGTTGACGCCTTACCTTTCACGCAAAATCACGTTTTTGGCGCAGATAGCATTAGTGCGCAGCCAGTAGTTGATACAGTAGTAACGCAAATTACATCTGTTTTCTCAGCAGATGACATTGCAACAACGCCAACTGTAGATAGCATTGCATTTACGCAAGGCCATGTGTTCGGCTCTGACGAAATCACAACTGGCGCACCTGTTGTTGACGACATCACAACTGCGATAACGTCAAACTTTGACGCAGACGAAATTACGCTTGGCGCACCGACAGTAGACAGCGCAACTGTCGCGGTTATCTCTAACTTTGCCCCTGTTAGCATAGAAACAACGCCTGTCGTTGACACGCTACCATTCTTCCAAGAATACGCGCTGACGATGGTGGAGATCACGGCGGGCATACCAACACTGCCTGCTCGCTTTACTTGGGACTATCAGGAGCCGCCCACCGATAGTTGGACAGATCAGGCCGATGATGATAGTGTATGGACAACGCAGGCTGACAGTAGCGACACTTGGACGGAAGCTACAGAGCCAACAGATATATGGACTGATGTTACTGACCCAACCGACACATGGTCAGAAGCTGCATAGGAGACTTAGATGGCTGACACAACGACAACAACGTATGGTCTAACCAAGCCAGAAGTGGGAGCTTCTGCTGATAGCTGGGGAACAAAATTAAATACGAACCTAGACACCATTGATGATCTTCTTGATGGAACTACGCCTATTGCGCCAAACCTGACTGCGGGTTCTTGGGAGATTGGTGGCACTGCTATCACGATTACAGCGGCAGAGCTTAATGAACTTGCTGACTTTGCGGGCACATTCACGATGCCAACCTCAGACGGCACAAACGGTCAGGTCTTGCAAACAAATGGCTCTGGGGTGCTTACGTTTGCTGATAGTAGCGGGGGTATTAGCGGCACAGACACGACAGCTCGTTTAATCATTGGACAAAATACAGGTTCTCCAACCGCAGGGGATCAAGTTATTCTTGGGCCATTTGCTGGTGAGAATATCACGACTGCCACAGACTGTGTCTTAATTGGACGTTACGCTGGGAATGCTATTACAACTGCAAGCCAAAGTACGATTGTTGGCGATGGCGCTGGTGACTCTATTACCACTGGACTTTATAACACAGCCCTTGGAACTGGGGCTTTGGGTGCTGTCACCACGCAACAGCAAAATACAGCAATTGGCTACGCGGCGATGAATAGCTCAACGGCATCGGAAAGTATTGGGGTCGGTTACGCTGCACTAAACGCCAATTCCGGCACTTACAATATTGGTATTGGTTGGGCCGCGGGTAGCTCATCAGGTAGTGGCTCTGATAATATCCTTATTGGCCACGCCACAGGTACGTCTGTAAGCGGCAGCAATAACATAGCAATAGGGGCATATGCGGGCAACAACGGATCGCCATTTAATATTGGATCAAATAGTAATCGCATAGTTTTAGGTGATAGCAGTATCACAAACGCCTACATCCAAGTCTCTTGGACTGTCACATCAGACGCACGCGACAAAACAGATGTAGCGCCCCTGCCATCTAGCCTAGACTTTGTTGAGGCACTAAACCCTGTCACCTTTAAATGGGACAAGCGTTCTAAATACTGGGTCAAGGATGAAGATGGCAACGTCATTGAAGAACCCACGCCAGACGGAACGCACAAAGAGGATCGCCCATTCGCTGGTTTTCTCGCGCAAGAGGTGCAGCAAGTCATTGATGACCTTGGCTATATTGACGATGTAATCGTAGACAATGAAGAAGAAGATTTAATCAAAATCAAAGAAACCGCGTTAATCCCTGTACTGGTCAAAGCGGTGCAAGAATTAAGCGCGAAGGTTAAGGTGCTTGAAGCTGCGGCGGGGTAACATAAATGCCACTCATACCTCTAAAGATACCAGCGGGGTTCTACAGAACAGGCACTGACCTTGATGCCGCTGGACGCTGGCGCGATGGCTCACTTGTGCGCTGGCGTAATAATTCGCTCAGACCGATTGGCGGTTGGACTGAAAACACTCTGATCGGCACAGATGGCGACTTAGGGATGACCAACGCACCGCGCGGCATGCACACTTGGCAGGCCATTGATGGAACGCGCTATATAGCGGCTGGGTCAAACAATCAGCTTTATGCGGCACTTGCGTCAAACACAACGTATGACATCACCCCGTCTGGGCTGACAGCGGGGCAAGTTGATGCTGTGTTTGAGGATGGCTATGGTTACGGCGCATATGGGCGCGAGACATACGGCACTGCGCGTACCACTGGGACACTCATTGAGGCTACAACGTGGAGCTTGGACAACTGGGGCGAATACCTCGTTGCCTGTTCATCTGCTGACGGCAAGTTGTACGAGTGGCAGCTAAATGGCGCAGTCGCAGCCGCGCAAATCTCAAATGCGCCAATAGACAACCTTGGACTAATCGTTACAGAGGAACGCTTCCTGTTTGCGCTGGGCGCGGGCGGTAATCCCCGCAAGGTGCAGTGGAGTGATCGCGAGGACAACACAACATGGACACCAGCTTCAACAAACGAGGCTGGGGATATTGAGTTGCAATCGGCGGGCGAAATCCAAACAGCGATCCGAACACGCGGTCAAACGCTAATCCTAACTACAACATCAGCACACACGGCTCGATACATTGGCCCACCCTACGTTTACTCTTTTGAGCGCGTCGGAACGTCATGCGGTGTTATTTCGCGCCAAGCTGTGGCAGATGTTGATGTAGGTACATTCTGGATGGGTCAGCGTGGCTTCTTTGGCTTCAACGGCAACACTGTGACAGAGATACCGTGCGAGGTTCACGATTACGTCTTTGGCGACATTAACACGGGTCAGGTAAGCAAGACATGGGCCTTGGCAAATGGCCAGTTTGGCGAAATCTGGTGGTTCTACTGCTCATCAGGCTCTAACGAGATTGATCGCTATGTGGCATACGATTACAAAGAGGGCCACTGGCTAATTGGCGATCTATCCCGCACATGCGGTGTTGAGCGCGGCGTGTTTACCTATCCTATGCTGATTGATGGTAGTGCGGTAGTTTATGACCATGAGCGCGGCTTGGCGCACAGCGGTGGGACAGTCTACGCGGAAAGCGGGCCAATCAGCATTGGCAACGGCGACAACATCATGCAAGTTACTGACCTTATCACTGACGAGCAGACGCAAGGCGATGTCAACGTGACGTTCAAAAGCCGTTTTTACCCGAATGACACTGAGTACACGCACGGGCCATACACGCCCTCAGACCCAACGTCTGTGCGGTTCTCTGGTCGTCAGGTGCGCATGAAAGTGGAAGGTCAGACATTGGCAAACTGGAAGGTCGGCACAATGCGCGTTGATGCTAAAGCGGGTGGGCGTAGGTAATGGCAGCACCCGTATTACCGCCAATCACGGACAACCTCAAAACGTGGGGGCGTGAGCTTACAACGTATTTGCAGCGTCAGTTGCCGCGTTTGTACTTCAAAACGTCTACAGACAGCCCAGCGGAGAACGGCGTTATTCTGTGGGATGAGACGAACAAGTACCCTGTTGTATCCAAGGATGGCGCGTTTGTGCAGATCGTTTTGGAGGACGGCCATGCCAACCTGATCCGCACGACAGACGTAACGGCTGCGGCAACCAACACGGCCTACGCAATACAGTACGACACTCCGACAGGTAACGTAGGCATATCGTTAGATGGCACTGATCCAACGAAGATCGTCTTTGCGGAGGCGGGTGAATACTTGCTGATGTTCTCAGCGCAGATTAGCTCAACGTCATCTAGCACGGTGAACTTTTACTTCTGGCCTCGCCTGAACGGCACAGACGCAACAGGTTCAACTATGAAGAACGCCTTGCATCAGAACGGCGCAACGCTTGTTGTTTCCCGCGCGGCAAAGTTTGACGTTTCGGCTGGCGATTACTTGCAAGTTATGTGGGCGGTGGATAGCACAAACGGCTTTTTGGATGCGTCTGCGGCGACTGCGTTTAGCCCAGCGGCACCCGCGTCAACGCTTGCGATTACGAGGATGCACGGATGAATGCGCACGCAGACATAAATCCGCTAGAGCGCTGCAAGCCTTGGATCAAGAAAGCGCTAAAGCGTTCAGGCAATCTAAACACTTGGGCAGAGGTATGCGAGGGCATACGTTCTGGCAAAATGCAGTTATGGCCTGCAGAGCGAGGATGCATTGTAACGGAAATCGTGGTATATCACGATAGAAACGCTTTGCATGTCTTTCTTGC